GGACGGTGACGGTGCCCCGCCCGGCAGTTTCAACACCTGACCCGGATAAATCAGATTCGGGTCAGTAATGCCGTTAAGCTGCTGGAGAGTCTGCCACGAAGTCCCGTACTGGGCGGCGATACCACTCAACGTGTCACCGGGCTGTACCGTATACGTGTCGCTACCGGGCTGAACAGTATTGGCAGTGCCATTGATATTCAACACCTGACCCGGATAAATCAGATTCGGGTCAGACAGATTATTAATCTGCGCCAGCACCTGCCAGCTAGTCCCATACATTGACGCGATACCACTCAGCGTATCACCGGAGCGCACAGTGTACGTGGCAGACGCGGGAGTAGACGGAGCAGGAGCGGAAGGGGTCGGCACGTTGGTCACACTCGAATGACCCGCCTTATACGCATTCCAAGCGTCAACATCACCGTAGAACTTGTCAAGGTCAAGACTGCCTGAATATCCGGGCAGACGACCATTGCCCGAATACTGGCGGATAGCGCACGCATATGCGCCCTCGTTCCACGGCGTATCCTGATACCCCGTAGCGTCCATATTCGCGTACTGGGCTACCCACAATCCACGATCACCAATGTTCTGCACGTCGTTAAGCATGGACGCTCCCACGTAGACGATAGGCTGGGAGCCTGTACGCTCGTACACGCGGTCACAGAACGACCTAATCCACTGCTGAGCAGACGCGCCAGACCCGACCAGTCCGTTACCCTGTTGCTCCCAGTCCAAGCACCATACGACCTTGCCGACCCAATTCGCGCAATTGTTCACAAAAAAGTCAGCTTCGGAGACGGCGTTACCACCGTTGGCGTAATGGTATACGCCCACACACTTTCCCAGACTCAACGCCTGTTCAACCTGCCGAGCGCAATCCGCTGAAACGTACCAGCATCCCTCCGTCGCCTTGCTGATGACGAAATCACACGGTACAACAGACAAGTCGATACCAGCCTGCCAATTACTGATGTCGATACCGTTCAAAGCCATCGAAACTCCTCCTATAGGCCGATTATGTAGAAGAACAGCCACGCCATTCATAAAACGGCGTAGGCCATCATCAGAACGTGAACTATCAACGAGACGACGGCGAGCAATAATACAATAATCACACACCGTTTGAAACGTCTCATAGGCTCATCCTATCATCGAAAACGAATCGATATTATTATCACCGATAATGCCCATTATGAACAAAGCGACGGAACGTGGAAACAGAAGAACGTCGTAATCCACCCATACGCTGTGGTCACTTTTGCTAGATCAGACGGGCAATTGCAAGTCAATAACGGCATGCCGCTAATGCGTATGTCGCTTACTCATAACGATTTCGACGGTGTACCCATCGTGAACGATAGTAAAGGGGCGAATGTAACGAACCTACCCGTAGGCGATTACTCCGTTTACGTTACGCTGCCATTGTCGAGTAACGCCGGATGGCTGAACCTCAATATCGGTGTCAGCAGTGGAATAACGAATTCAGGCCCGACTGTAAGCGAACAATTAACAGGAGGGACCGGGTTCATCCGATTGAATTTGACCACGATGCTGAGAATCACTCAGACAAATACGAAAGATACGGGTTTTCACAAACAATAACGTTTCCGGTACCATGCGTGAAAAAGGGGCCATGTTCATAACCCGGCTCGGCTAGTCATTATCTCCGGCCAGTTCCTCAAGCGATGCAATACGGTCGCGTAGATCATCAGGCAACGACGGTTTAGGATGATTCTCCAAAAATTCAGGATCGATAATCTCGCAGAACTGCGACAGCCAATGCCCCAACGCGCGAATATAACCAGTCTCAAGATCAATCGTGTACTGCAACGCATCACGATGTTCTATTAGCGCGTTTATTTTCTGGTCTTGCGCGTCGATCTGCCGTTTCATATCCCCTTGAGCGGACACTAAAGCTTGATACGCGCCGGTCAAGTCTGATCTACGGTTAGCTAGCCATGTTATGAGGCCTCCGAGTGCCACGCCGCCTACACCGATGATTGCAGTGAGAATATCAGTCATAGTCTCTATCCTAGACCGTGACGATAATTCTCATGGGATATGGGATAATGTTCGTTTATCATGTGAAGAACGGCAATTGGTGAGCTTCGTCGTTCCGATTCCGAAGAACGTCGAGGCGCGAGCCGAAGATGGTATGCCGGTGTGACCGGTTCGGTCGGCGTATTACGACGCGAACCCTATGAAAGAGTTGACTCGTAGCGGCGTATTGGCATTCAGTACACTACTGAGATTAAGTACGATAGAGTTGTTCTGCCGCATGACTCCGTTAATCCAGATGCTAGTCGTGTTCCAGTCTCCGTTCATGACACTGACACACGGGTTATCGAGATTACCGGTGACGCCATGCTCTTTTGCGAGAGTTCGCAAGTCAGACTGCGAATATAGCACGGGGTTGACTGTATTGGACGCCGAACGGATGACCTTGGTGTCAGCGAAGACAATCATTTCCTTCGGCGTATCAGACGATTTCCATGTTCCGTCGTTTCTGACATAATGGGCATTATCGACAATAGTCACAGCCTCCTGCCCATCCATCGCGGCAATAGTGTTAAGCTGTTCAAGATCACGCGCCATCAGGATAGCGCTGTTACGAATCATCGGAGCCACGTCAGACGCGACACCGGCATTCACCTCGGCGATCACCAGACCATTGATATTTGAGTCAGGCGTACCCGCAGTAAACACCTTGAGCTGGCCGCGCGGAGTCGTACCGTGCGACTGCGACGGGTCTTCCACCGTAACCGCGATCTTGTAATCGTTGGTGGAGTCCGCCAGTTGCACCGTCGTCTTGGTAGTAATGGCGTAAGTGTACGCGCCGAGCCCATCCCACGGGCTGATGGTACCGCAATGAGCCTTGACCGTAGCAGTCAGGCCGCTCACCGTGACCAGAGGACTCGGAGAACCGTAGCGGATACCTGACAGCCCGTTGAACGCGGTACCATCGGACGGCAACAGCAGAGGATTGATGGCATGCCTGTAATCGTCCGCAGTGTACTCAGGGGAACCGTTCTGAGCGGTAAGCGGGTGCATGATGATAGCCATAATCATTCCTCCGAATCGTCTACGACCATTTTATCTTTGTCAGTGGATAGAGCATCAACCTTAGCTTTGAGCGCGTCCAATTCATCCGCTACCTGTTGAGCGAGTCGGAGCGCCGCCACACCAAGCATGGGGTAGTTGATACCTACCAGCGTGCCGTCTTCATCGTATTCGCAGAAGAACCCCAATCCGTTTTCATCCAGATCGTCGGCGATCATGCCAACCAACGGCTGCGCGTCATCAAGATTCTGGTTCTTGTCATCCTTCATCCGATATATGCACCACTTCACCTTGCGGAGAGCGGCAACGGGAATGTAGTCGTCCGCGTCCACGATATCGGTCTTCACTGCACGAATCGACTGAGCCGTGCCCATAGTGCCGTCAGACAACACCCACACCGCGCGCCAAGAGCCTGACGCAAACAAATTGTTATAAGCGTTGGTAATACCCGTACCACCACGATCGGGAGCCAATACACCCCAGTTCCACGTCTGAGTTTTAACGTCAATCTCGGCACGGGTATAGCTGTTGCGAGTGATGCTTTCCTGCACACGCTGGTCAAGATTGTTGGTCAGCGTCTGCACTTCCTCATACATTTTCGTGATCTGATCGACCATAGGTTTAACGCTGTTGACGATGCTCGGCGGCAGTTCCTGCAACTGGCGTTTAATGTCCGAGAACTGGCGTGCTGTAGCGTCCGCGCTATCTAGACTGAACTTGAATTTGCTCGGCATTATCATCCTCCTGCTGCAATGTAGGCGTGATAGTCCACGTCTGACTGAAATCAATCTCATAGCCGATGATACGGGCTGTACCGCGATTATGGTCAGGGAAGTGTTCGACATCTTCTTCCACTGTCCACGATATGAGGTCGCCCGGCTTCCACTCTTCGTACACCATTGGAGCGGACAGCAGACTCAAGCCCATAGTGATGGTCTGGGTACCGTTCTGCATCCGCAACAACGAGGACTTGGCGTGTTCGTTCAGCGTACTCTTATTCGTGATGCTGGTTGACGGCTGGAACACGTATTCCAGCATGGGCCGGTTGGGCTGGTTTGCGATCATCCAATCGGATTGCGGACGGTCGCCAGCGTCAGCCGTACTCACCGCCATGACCGCGTTAGCACCGTACCCGTTCGTGTAATCCTCCAGCAGAGTGAACGTGGTCATAACGCTTTCGTCGAACGTGGTGCTTGGCGTGGTGGAACCGATATGGTCGGCTACCGTCATGACCGGTTCATAATGACCGTCATTGATGGCACGCCATGATGTACACCATTCCGGCCCGTTCAACACGTTAGCAAGCTCTTGCAGCACGCTTAGCAGTGTTTTGTCGCTTTCCGCCTCATACGTGCGGTCACGTTTGACGCTACTCGGGGACGCTTCGACAACGAGATTGAAACGGTGGTTTTTAAGCGTGGTGGTTACGAGGTCTTCCACGATCTCGCACTGGTCACGATTCGTGTACGTATGATCCTGTATGTACACGTTATCGAGATAGTGTTCGACGGTTGCCAACGTCAGTGTTAATCCGTCTCCGCGCATTGCACGCTCGCGTTTGACCACGATACCGCCCCACAGTACGGTAGATTCGCGCAACAGGAGTATGGCGACCTGATACGGTGTGGTGGCTTCATCCCAATTGCGGGGAGCGTTGCGCCACGGGAGCGTAGCCGTTTCGCTGGTCGTCTCCTCGAAACGGTACGTCAGGTGGGTTAGTTGCAGGTCGGGGAGTTCGGCTATCACCGTGCCGTCGTTCAACGTGACGGCGACGAACTGCAATCCGGAACGCTGCCACAGCACACGCGCCGTGTCAGAGTATAAGCCGTTCGACTGCGGCAATCGGTTCGCAAGTAAAGGCATCCGGCGCCTCCTTAGATGTAAGCCGGGTTGAACGTGACCGTCATCAGTGCGCTATCAGATGGTTTCTCGGCGCTGAAACTCCAGACGTTCTCACCTAACTCCGCGTAGCTCCATTCTCGTCTGGTCACACTGCCACGTGCCGGATCGGTGCCATCTATAAGAATCTCATGAGTGGCACCGTTGATAAGAATGTAATGGTTCCCGCCCAAACTGAGATCGAACGCCATTATATGCCCGCTCGGACTATGCTCAACCTGCGGATTGACCACAGGCCCATTGATACGAATTGTCACCGGACTCGGAGCACTACCCGTGTTAGTAAGGCGCACGCTACCCGACACGTTTGTTCCAGACCACACCCACGTTGATTCACTGCCCGTATTGATGTCCTCGAAATGATAGGGGAACGTCATACCGCCCTGAGTGTGCGGCAACCCGGTGTTTCCGCTCACTGACTGCGTGTCGTAAAGATACGGGTCCAAAGCGGTCAGACCAATACTAAACTTCAGGATGTTGACGCCAGCCCACTCCACCAATGGAGCAGAAGACGATTGCATGACCTGCACCTGACGGCTGATGTTCCCCAACTCCACGACAAGCGACTGACTGGTGATATTAAACGAACGTTTGAACGCATCCCAAGCGTTGATACAGTTTTCCGTACACTTGCCGATAATATGACCCTCGACACTGATCGAGCGACCCTGAGCCACTGGAATATTGCTAAACCAGCCATCCGACCATGCTTTGTCCTTGGTCTGCAAGGTCGAACCAACACCGTCGAACAATCCCGAAACGTTCTGAAACGTTACGTGCCACTCACACCCGTATGAGTCGATTCCGTACAAGGGGAACCCGTTTAGGGTCAGACGAACGTCGCGCGGGTCAAGGGTAAAGATAGCCATACCCTCAGTCTACCCGCGCGGCTTGTCACACGTAATGGAAATTAATTACCCTCACAGTCTCTTGAGCGGCCGCGTTCGGGTCAAGCGCGTTCACCGTGATAGGCGCGCTCACACGCGGGCCACTGTTCATGTTCACAGGCACCGGGCTAGACATGACTGGCACGGGCGTCACTATGGACGATGGTAGAAGAGAGTTCACCATGTCTTCCACCGGACGAGTGGCCGCACGCTCGTTCTCCGATACGCCACGTCCAAGACCAGCCGGAATCATCCGACCGATTTCACGGTCGAACACCTTAGACGGGGACGCGATACCCAGCAGGCTCTTAGCACCGTCGATAATACCGCCAACAGCGTTCTTGACCGCAGAGATGGCGCCGCCGATGGCTTTCGTGATGCCGTTAATCAGACCCTGAATAATATTTCGGCCTGCGCTGAGAAGCCATGACCCGGCTCCGCTAAACACGCCCATGATACGTCTCGGGATACTGGTGATGAAATTCATCATCGAACTTACACCACTGCTAACGGCACTGGTAATGCCACTCCATGAACTACTTACCGCGCCCTTAATACCGTTCCATACACTGCTGAAAATACCGCTGATACCGCTCAGCACGCTTGAGATGACGCCTGACACTGCATTGATGGCACCGGAAACGATACTTTTGATGCCGTTCCAAACACTGGAAACGATATTCTGGATACCTTCCCATACCCCAGACCAATCACCGTTAATCGCTGCCAATACGGTGGTGATTATTCCGTTGATAACGTTCATGACGGATGTGATAACCGTCTGGATGAATGGGAACACCGCGTTGATGACGCCTTGAATGTAAGTGCCACAGATTTGGAACGCTGATTGGATGGCGGGTAGCACGGCCTGAATCAACGAAGCGATGTTATTAATCACAGGCGTTACAGCAGTCGCGATAACGCTCATAGTTTGCCCGATGTTGCTCACCAAGGTAGACAACACTGGTGCAATGGTCTGGATTGCGGCCGTGATAATAGGCATGATGGCATTACCGAGATTCTGTAAGGCACTCATAAGCGGCTGGAGTGCCGGAAGCACCGTCTGAATCGACGAGGCAATGTTATTAATCACCGGAGTTACAGCAGTCGCGATAACGCCCATAGTTTGCACGATGATGCCCGCCACGGTAGACAACCCTGATGCGATGGGCTGGATTGCAGGCATGATGGCATTACCGAGATTCAGTAAGGCACCCATAAGCGGCCGGAGTGCCGGAAGCAACTGAGATTGAACCATTCCCACAACTGGTTGAAACGCTGTCTGGAACGTTGTGCCGATTTGTGAGAGAATCGGGCCGATAGTCTGCACTAGTCCCGTAAACACGCCGCTAAGTCCGCTGATTTTCCGTGCCAACATGCCGAGACCGGAGGTCAACGGGCCTTTGAACTGGTCAAGAATCGTCGTACCCACACCGACAACGGACGCTTCCAGATTACCCATCGCACCTTCAATGGTGCTGGTGCTGGTAGCGGCTTCTTTCGAGGCGTCGGTCATACCCAAGTCCATTACGGCTTGGTTGAATTCCTCCGCGCTGATCTCGCCTTTCTCCATCGCGTCGCGGAAGTTCCCAGTGTAAGCGCCGTTCTTTAGCATCGCCTCTTGAAGTTTGCCGGATGCACCGGGGATGGCGTCGGCTAGCTGGTTCCAGTTTTCTGTGGTGAGCTTGCCTGCGCCAGCGGTCTGCGTAAGCACCATACCAACTGAGCTGAAAGTTTCAGCGTTGCCACCGGCGACAGCGTTCAAATTGCCTGCCGCCTCGGCTAGTTTGTCGAAGCCTTGTACGCCGTTTGCGGCAAGCTGTGCGGTCACGTTACGGATATCGCTGATGCTGTAAACGGTCTGGTCGGCGTAAGTCTGAGTGCTGGCGGTGAGCGCGTCAATCGTACCCGTATCCAGTCCTGCGAAGTTCAGCGTGCTTTTGAACTTGTCCGCAGAGTCGGAGGCTTCGATAATGTCTCCGGTAAGATCACCGATGGCGTCCACGGCCATGCCGATACCCGAGGAAACAAGACCGCCAACGGCGCCGGCGATGGCACCGACCTTCCCTAACCCGCTGGAAGATTCGCTAGCCGACTTATCAACGTTATCCAACGCTCCATCAGCCTGCCGTGCCGACTCTTCGATCTGACGGCTACCCGATGCAATATCCTTAACGCCAGCGTTCCAATCGCCGGTATTAATCTCGGCGTCTAGGGTCAGTGTCCCGTCGGCCATTACAAGTCCTTCCCAAGATTATTGATGATGCTGGTTATCGTCCTGTCGCCGTGCTTCGAGAACGCGGCGGCTAAACACTCGAACGTCATGCGATATTGGTCGGCCAGCTTCAAGCGTTGAACGCGGCGCCCCTCTTTTATGAGTTTCATCATCAGGTCGGGGGCCACGTTGTTTTCCAGCACGTCGCGGATAGCCTGCCACCCATACAAGTCACCAAGCTCGGCGAGGATGTGAACGCTCGGAAGCGGCTTGCGAGCCGCCTCCTTCTGTTTGTAACTCTTCATCGCTTCCCGCTCGGCGGGAGTAAGCAGGCTATCCCATGACTTCATTATTCGCCTTTGATGTCAACCGTGATGTTCTTCGCCATAAGCCCGCACAACGCGGTCATGGCACGCTGATAGGCAAGGTCGCTACGCTTACGGGTCTGTTCAGCCCACACGGAGAATTTATCAGCTGGACTCATAAGCGATTCGACCAACGGGAAGATAATCTTTTCAGCGGTTTCTAAAGTCTCACGGTTCGCCACGCCAGCGCTCAGCTTATCGATTGTCTCCGCATTATCCAAGATCGTGAGCATATCCTTCGATCCAAGCGGGCGCATGGTGTACACGATGCCGTCGATTTTCACGGTGAGGGTGCGGAACGCTTCCCGGGTGTCGATGCTCAAAACAGGGGTAGTCATTATATTTGCTCCAATCGTGTGATATTATGAATCATGTTGCTTTTCTCGGGACCTTTTCTCTCCTGCGCCCGCTACCACTAAAATTCTGGTGGCGGGCGTTACTTATGCTCACGCAGCGGTGCCATTAAAGTTAACCACGGTTTGAGCAGTGCCAGCCTTGAACGTGACGGTACCAGTACCGGCCTGCTTCAACTGAATATCCCAAGTTCCGTCCCCGTTGTCCGTAGCGACAGCCTTAGCGGCATCAGTTACGGTGGCGGTGATGGTACCAGTCGCACCATTCGGAGACGCCGCCACATTCACCGTCACATGATCGCCGACCTTGCCCGAGATTTTCGCCGGGGACGCGGTAAGCGCGATGACCTGAACGTTCTCCGTCTTGATGGTTCCGGAATCTTCGTCGTAGTATGACGGGTTATCCAGATCAAGTTCGCCCATGACGACGGCACCGTTTGCACCGGGAGTCATCGAGCCGGACAGTGTGACCACGAACGGGTCGGACAGGCTCACGGTGAACTCGCCGCCCGCGCTGGTTAGCGCCTGCGGGATACGGAAGTCCTGCGCCGATGAATGGCCATCGCACACGTTATGGATGATGATGTCACGCGGCGTGTTGGAAACACATTCGGTGCCGCCGAAACGCACCTGACCCGTCTCGGACAGTGAACCGGAGATAACGCGCTTGAACTTCGCATTATGGTACAGTTCCGGAAACAGCATACCGAGGTAGCGGACGCTCGGACAGATAATGTTCAGCTCGAAACTCATTTCCTCATATGAGCCATTCGGTACGTTGATAGTGCCGGACTGCGAGGACACCTCGGTAGTGCCGGGAGTCAGGGTAATGGTGCCAGCTTCATCCTGAACGTAGTCGGGGGAGATTACCATATCGTCGATGTAGACTGTCTTCTTGCCAATAAGGGGGTAGGAAGCCATTGTTTGTCCTTTCGTCGGGCGGGACTGCACACGCGGCGACTAATGGACGGTTCCTATTCTACCGTTTCGGGGGAGAGTTTGTAATCCACATTGAACCGGATGCTTTTCACCCAGCGGCCTTCCCCGTCGATGGCGTCCATGTCGATTGCGGTAGCCGGATGCACGCGGATTGATACAAAGTCAATATCAGCTATGGGGTTGCATGTCAGTCGGCAATACTCATGCAGACGATTGTTGACGAAGTGCAGGAGTCGGAGCATCAGACGGCCTTGTTCGATCACGTCGAAATAGCGGCTACTGATAGTGAGCTGATCAGTGTAGAGGTCGCCGTTGATGCCCACGGTGTTCGCGTTGACCCAGATGCCCTCGGCGTTCGTGACGCTACCCGTGTCCAGTACTGGGCTGGTGCCGAAGAACAGTGTCTTTCCGTAAGTGCCGAAACCCTCGTTTTGGAGGGTCATGCACATGGCCAGATCAATCATAATGGCGCTCCTATCCTAGGTTGAAATATGATTTAGCACGGCTAGCGGCAGTGTTCCTAGCCCGCTGGAGGTAGCGTACCGTGTTCGGGTGCAACCGGTTCGTGTGTTCGCGGATACGAGCGTAAGGTACGCGACTGTTGCCGAACGTGATACGCCACTTCACGGTGGAAAGCTGTTGGAAACGGCCACTGTTACGCAAAGCGCCGGTCAAGACGGGAGCGTTCTGACGTGCCATCTTGAGGATGTCGGTCATCATTTTCACGCCGCCCTTGTTCAACTGTTGGGTGGAGAGCTTACGCGCCCAATCGGCGGACAACTGTAATCGGTAGCTCATATGCTGTCCCTTCCATACGGGTTCCCGTACACGGTGATGAACCGAGTCTCCCCCATGTCCATATCATCGCCGCGACTGGCTTGCGTGACTTGGTACACTCTGCCATCGGACAATTTCACCATGAGATCGGGCCATAGTTCCATGTTTTCCCGCAAGTTCTCGGGAACCGTGTCCGTTTGAATATGGAATCGTCGGCTGCTGATACGCGAACCGTATTCGGTCGGCTGATCGGACTGGGTTGAATGCTTCACAATCACCTGCAAGTCGGCCAGTTGTTCGTTAGGCAGACCGGGAGCCGTGTACCGCCAAAGCGTCGCTGTCTGGACTTGGTTCGGGAACAGTCGGAACGGGTCACAGAGCGTTGCCATAAGCGTAGTCACCCCCCATGTAATCCTGAGCGTTGAGCCACCACGGTAATTGATGATGCTTGCGAGGCATGGAGAGAATGCCACCAGTCTGGACTCCGTTCCGGCATAGGCGCCACTGGCTAATAAGCGACTGGTACGGGGTCAACGCGCGTTCCATAGCCGTCTCGTTGATCGTTACGTAGCTTACGCTCACATCCTCGATGCTCTTGGACGTGATGCGGTCTGTCTGTTCAAGAACGTTCTGGTCTGCCTCGATGACAGCCGCCAATACTGAAGATAATGGGGCGGGGAGCTTGGCGAACCCGTGCGTTCCGGTCACGGTGACTGCCGTGCCGACATTAAGACGTTGCGCGATTGTCAGACAGTTGGCGTATTTGGTTTCGGGCGTCCACCCGTCGCCCATATCGTAGTTCACGCGAAAATCGAGCTTCACACCGTCGGTGGTCTGCACGTTGGTCACATCCGAATACCATGCCGGTAACGCTATGTGGCGGCCATCTCCTACGACAATTCCCACGTAATTATCCGTAATCGGGAATAGGTCTTTTTGGCATATGATGTTGGCGAGGTCTGCGAGCGCGGCGTCCTTCCATCGCGCGTAGATCGTCTCTCCCACTTGATCGATTACGCTTGCGTCGATGTCCATGATCGCTCCTTCCGAAAATGAGTTAGGCCCTACCTCCCATTGTAGGAGATAGGGCCTTTGCGGTGCAGTCCCGCTACTGTTTAGGGTAGCGTGTCAGGAGGACGCCATGAGGCCTGCGCCGATTAGAGCGTTCACCACGTCGGCAACAGAACCGGACGACGGGTTAACGTGAGCGGCCTTAGTGATCGAAGCAGCGGGACCAGCTGGGCCCGCAGGCCCCTGCGGACCAGTCTTACCCTGCGGACCAGTCGGACCCTGCGGGCCACGCAAAGACACTGGTTCGCCGGACTCGTCCACAAAGTTGATGACCTTAACCGTGTTCAGATTGTCTTCTGGCAGCGCTTTGCCGCCGACTCGTGCGTACATTTCAGCGTTCATCATTTACCCTTCGGCTTGATGACCACGGCGGACTTCTCCGCGTCCAGACCGCCACCAGCGTAGATTTCCTGAAGATACTCGTTAGTGTTGGTGGACAGCGCGAAGTTGGTGAAAGCCTCGATGGAGGTATCGCCAACCACTGCATAGTGGGACGCGGCCATGATGACGCCCATAGTGGTGGTGTCGTCCGTGTCCGTCCACCATTCCGGGGTAATGATCTGGTTAACGCCGAGGGCGCGGGCCAGAGTATCGTCACCGCCGAGAGCAATGTACGTATTTCCGTTAGCGTTCGCGGACATCAGCAGGTCGGCCACGGTGTCAGCGTTGCACAGCAGCACCTTGTTGCCCTGAGCGCGAACCATGTGGGAGGCACGCACGAAGTCCATCAGCGGAGTGTCATCTGCCATGGTGTAGGAGAGCGCGAAACGGTTGCCCTTCCACTCGGACGACTTGTCTGCTGCGTCGGTCACGACGGAACGGAAATGCGCCATGTCCGTATAACCACCAAGAGTGATCTGACGTTCGATGGTCTGGACGATGTAGTTCGGGAGTTCCTGCAACACGTAGCGGAGCAGAGCGCCCGGACGCTGGGTGCGGCGGATATCGCCCTTGTTAAGGGTGATGTACTTGTAGGTGTAATCGGCCTGAAGCTCGCGCTTCACGAACGAAAGCACCTGTTCCTTCTTATTCGTGCCGTAGGAGGCCACAGGGTAGCCGTGGGCGCGGGTCTGGTCAGTCAGACCGGTGATGTTGCCACCGATGGTGAGACGATCCATGCCGGTCTTACGCAGCAGATTCCACAGGCCGGAACCGCGCGTGTTCAGCGCGTCCGCGATTGTGGTGATTGCCGCAGTCGGAATGAACTTGTCCACGTCGGTGGATTCAACGCCGAACGATGCGGTGTCCGACATGTTACGGTTCACGATGTCAGCCCACTCACGGTGGAACGCTTCGACACCCTTGTTATCAGTGTCGATCAGGGCACGTTCGAACGCGATCATGGCGTCGTCGGAGTCAAGCCACGTCTTACGGTCGGGGGAGAACGTCACGGTACCCGACTGGTGGGCGGCGTGGTTGGCTTTGTTGATGATGATGGTCTGGCGCCCGCTGGAAGTCTGCACGGGGTCCTCCGGCGCCGGGGTGCCCTCGCCCTCGCCCTCGCCTTCCTTCTGGTTGGTGATGGCAGCGGTAATGTCATCGAGAGCGGACTGCATGATGTCACCGATGGAATCGGTGAGCTGTTCCGCCTCGTCCGGGGTGAGTTTAAACTGGGCGATGGTACGCGCCAGTTTCTTCAGGAGTTCCGGGTTCATGGTGTCTCCATTCTTGTTGTTACGGCTGTTGATTGCGGTGAAAGCGGCCCTTGGGTCGGCGCCACGATAGACGACGCTGATTTCCAATAGTTCGCCATCGTGGATGATACCGTCCTTGCCGGGACGCTGGTTGAATTCAACGGTGATGCTGAAACTGTTGGTCAGGCATCCGTCGGCGGCAAGCTGGCGGATACGTTCGCCTTGATCTACCTCGCTGAGTTTCGCTTCGGCCATCATCCCATCATCGGTCATCCAAAGTCGGGTGATTGCACCCGCTTGGCATTCGATGCTGGGCATGTGGTCGATCAGGAGCGGAAGGGATAGTTTGTCGGACTCGGTGAGATCGGACACCAGTTTCAGAGTGCCGTCGATTAACGGCGCTTTCAGTGTCTTCAAATCTACGGTGAGTCCGTCACACATCACTTTGCCGCTGTTGGCAAGGAAGGTGAGGGTACGGCCATTGGTTTCTGGTGCACCGCTGTTGGCGAAGCTCTTACGAGTCTTCATTTTGGCCCTTTCAAATAGTAGGGTAGTGGTGCGGTCGAACGTCCTTAATGGGCTTAATGTTCTGACCCCCATAGTAGCACGATGCGATACACGTCCAAACCTTTGCAGTTCGGGCACTTCAACGTAACCGTCGTGTCGTGCGCACAAGAGCCGAGGTAGCGTCCGCACCGTTTGCAATGGATGTCATACGTCATGATTCCACCACCTCGTAATCCTCGTAGCACCGGCAGTTGGGGTGTCCGTTCGGGGTCTGCATACTCTCGAAATTGTTCACGTAGGTACGGTCGCCGATTTCGACGCTGGCGTTCTCAGCCAGATACGTGTCATCGAGTGCGATTCGGTCGCCTTCCATATGACGGCAGAACTCGCACACTTTGCCGTCACCGGAGGTACGCCATACCTTGTCCAGTCGGACGCCAAGAGTCTTGCTGAGATTGCGGGCGCTGTACAAGCTGCCGAGCCGCTGGGATTGCACGGTTTCGCAGCGGGCAATCAGTTCGGCGTGATCGTTGCCCATGCGTTCGAGCTCGTCACGCAGGCGTTCGGCGTCCCACTGTTCCACGTCGGCCCTATTCAACAGTTCGAGGACGTTGTTCGTGATGGTCTTGCTGGTGGACTTGGCGACACTCCGCAAGTGGTCTAGGTACGCTTCATGCACAGTGTCGGGGAGTTCAGTCCAGAAGTAGAGTTGCCGCCAATCATCAGCAGTGTAGTTCTCGACTTCCACGGCAATGGAGCTTTCGGGGTGGACTTCCGTCCACGCGGTAATGACCTGCTCCAACTCGTAGCCGGTACGGCGGGCGTAGGCGGCGAGGTTGGTCATCAGGTCATCTTTCACGTCGTTAATCCACTGGTCGCCGATAGCTTCCAAATCATCGCGCAAACTGTTCTGAGAGCGACGGGCGAGCCTGATGACTCTGTCCACGTAGGTTCGAGTGGCGGGCAGAATGCGTTTCCCGGTTGCCGTTTCCTGCGGTTTGATATTACGGCTATACCGTTTTGCGGCTACTGGGATAGTCAGCGTCGGAGCCTGCTGATGCAAGTCAAGACGCTTGTACGAGTCGGGGAAGCCGAGCGCATCCACGGCAGACTCCAGACTGGCACCCATGTTCAGGAGCTGGGTGAGCGAGTCAATACGTACCTTCTGGATGTCGGCCTGAACCTTCTCTACGTCGGTTTGGGAAGGCAGAGCGAGGTCGAAAGTGATGCCATACCCAAGTCCACCGGTGATACGGTCAAGCTCAAACTGCCATTTATCCCACACCGTCATACACAGCGGCTTCAACGTGTTTTCGATAAACGCACGTTCGGCCTGTTCGGCGTTGGCGTAGGTTTGCCCGTTGTCGATGCCACGAATGATGTCCGGTACTGCCAGAGCGTTCGACAGTCGGTTGTTCACCACGTCGTTCACGGTCTGCAAGTCCAGACTGTCGTTGTCGTTCTGAAACGGCATCCACACCAGTTTGCTAGTGGTGCTGGGCTTATGGGTCATAGGGTCAACCGGAATCATGTTGTACACGATTCCGTTGTTGTTGCCCGCGCCACGGAATGTGCTTTCGAGGCGTTCGCGGTTGCGTTGGAAGTCCTCGGTGTTCTCCGATACGATGCCGAGCATTCCAGCCGGTACGGCGTTGTTACCGAAGAAGCCACGCTCATAGTCGGCGATCATATCGTCCACGTTCGCCCACTTCTTCACCGTCATGGCTGGAGCGATGCCGCGCGTCGGATCGTTCGGATGCTGCGAGTAGCTGAGGGCGATGGTTTCGTCTCGGGAGAATTCGTAGACTCGTTCTCCGTCGCCCAAGTCCATCGTGACGCGATGATACCAGTCCGAGCGGGAAGAATTATACTGGCGGCTGTTCGACGGTAGTAGCGTATAGCCGATAATGTTATCGGCGGTAATGTTCCCGCCCGGCCCATTGTTCGTCCAGATCAGTACGTCCAAGTGGGATTGAGTGAGGATGGTGGCGCAAACGATCTTGAGGAATTCCAAGCACGAATACGTGTCGTTTGGCGCGTAGAGCGCGGCCAACGGTGCGGGAGCCGGGTCGATACGCCTGTTCTCCGAGTTCACGGCGTAGGGGATTACCGTGCTGAATCGTTGGGCGATTGCGTTCACGTAGGGGAACACGTTGTCGTAGATGTCGTGCATGGGGATAGTGTTGCCGCCTATCGGCTGCCAGATGTTCCCGCCCATAGGGGTGGGGGTTGAGCTTGGCGCGTGGCCACGGTCGAAAGCGCTCATAAAACCGTCACGGAGATTTTTCAGCAGGCTCACAGTTTCCTCGATTCGTCATAAGACCCTGCGTCTAGTTTACCGGGTGCAGCGCCTAAAGAGCTAGCAGACCGTAACGTCCCACGATGGAAGTTGCAGCGGCTTGTAGTAGGCGAGAAGGACACTGTCCGCTAGATCGGGGCTGCTGGTCTGATTCTCTGTTTTGTAGTCTTTCTTCCGCTGCACTTCGCGTAGGTTTCTGTTGTTGATTGCCCATTCACGGGTGCTGAGTTCCTGAAACAGTTCGGCTCGGTGTTCCAGATTCGGGTTGATGGTGATTTCCGGAAGCTGTTCGGCAAACTCGAACCATAATTCCGAACTGACTGCCGGATAGCGGTCGGGGTGTTTGGGTTTGGCTCCGAAGTTGACGCCGTTCACTGGTTGGTTTCGGCTGCGGAGAATGTCCGTTACGCCTCCGCCTACGCCGGTATCGTCCACGTTGATGATGCTTGGATGATGTGTTCCGGCAAGGGTGGTTATGCGTTCCGCTGTTTCGACGAGACTGGTTTTGCTCCAGCTTACGAGGTCTGCTAGGTGGCGTCCCTTTACGATGGCTACGGCGGTTCGGTCGGTTCCGTATCGGGCCACGTCAACGCCGAAGCTTACGCCACCGTCTGTTTGAGGTTGGCGTTCGGTCGCGTCTGTGAGTTGCTGCCAGCTTATGATCTGGTTGATTGTTTTCTCGTAGGGCATTCCTTCCCAGATGTGGGCGAAGTCTGGGTTGTTTCGGGATTCCTCGACCTGTCGCAGAATCTCTTCCGGGAGTATTCCAGCTTGTTCGGCGTCCCGCCATGTGGTGTGATGGTGGGTGGTGCGCTGTTGGGTGAGCTGGCTCGGGTGGGTGACGAAACGTGTGGTTATCGCATCCTCCGGGGTTAGGGGGTTACGGGTGAAGATAATGGTGCTGCCGTTCTTTCGAATGGTCGGCAGCAACACGTCTAAGCTATGGTCGGTGATGAACTGCGCTTCCTCAATCCAGCACCGGTCTACGCCTTCGATGCCTTTTAGTGTGCTTTCCGGGTCTTCGTGCAATCCTTTGAACCAGAAAACGCTGCCGTTAACGTGTGTTATCTGTTCGCGGGTGATGGTGAAACCGGGAAGCTGATAGCGGCTGATGATGTCGGCTAGGAGCTGTTTGACGCTTTCCTGAATGCTGTTCTGGAATTCGCGGGTGCATAGGATGCGGGTGGGGTACATGCTGGCTTCGAGTGCTAGGGCTAGGGCTACGCTGGTGCTTTTCGCGCTTGAACGCCCTCCGCTGTAGTCGTAGTAGCGGTATGGTGGATTGTCACGGTCATGGAGGAAGAACAGTAGGTCTTCGTATGCTTTGGGGATTACGAGGTTGAATGTTCCGTTTTGTTCCATAATGTGCGCGCGATTCTCAATAGGCTGGTCTTCACCCGAGGAAACCCGAGCCTTATTGATAATAGTAGGCTCGGGTTTGTTCACTTCACCGTGACATTGATTGTAGGCGGCTCGTACATCTGCACCGTCTGGTCAACCTGTTGGCGGGGCATGCCCTCGGTACGGTTGGCAATGTCCTGATAGGAGCGGAACGCTTTCTCACCGTTTTTCTTTGATTCAAGAACACGGCGTAGGGCGATCTGTTCGGCTTGGGTCAGTTCGTCCATACGTTGCACCCACTCCGCCAGTTCCTCGTTCGTGAGTTCAAGGAATTGCTGAAGGTTGTATTTCACGCTGCCGCGTTTTGTCCATTTACGACTGCGGTCTTGTGGGCGTTCTTGGAATCCGCCTTTACCGGTTGGGTTGTTGACGCCTCCGGTTATTCGTCCGTGGGCGTCTCTGGTTACGTTGCTCATAAGGGGTATTTTATGCCTTCTTGGGTTTAGTTTGCTGTTGGTGTTGGTCGATGATGGTTTGTATTTCTTCTGGGGTGGTGTTGAGTAGTTGGGCGATGTATTCGGTGTTGTAGTGTTTGCGGTGCCATTGGAGGGCTAGTTCGGTTTTGTGTTGGCTGAGGGGCATGATGGTTCCTTACGCGAGGATGTAGGTTATGAGTAGTTTGAGTAGGGCTATGGTGCCGGTGGTGATGAGTAGGACGGTTAGGGTGATGAGTAGGATGCCGAGGATGCGGCCTAGCTTGTAGCCGGGTGTGGTGTTGCGGAAGTAGTCGATTTCGGGTTTTTTTGGTTTCATTGGTTTGGTTTCCATGTGATCGTGAGGGATACGCCGGTGGTGGTGTTGTCGGCGTATCGTTTGTGGCTGGTTACGTCGGTTATCTGACAGTCATCATGCCAGATGTGTGTTTCGGTGATGGCGTCGTATAGGGCGCGTTGGAGTTTGTCTATATCGGGTTTGACTGTGGGGTGTTTGCGTTTGTGGGGTGGGATGGTTTTGGGGCGTGGCAGGTAGAACGTGGTTTCTATTTTGATGTATGAGTTGGGTGGGATGGTTGGGTGTTTGTGGCTGAGGATGGTGTTGCGCACGTGGTCGCGCCACGGGCGTTCCTTCTTGTCCATCGGTATGAGGCGGGTGACGGGTTTGCCTGTGGTTCGGCTCCTGCCGGTGATTGGCTGGTAGGAGCCTTTGCTGGCAGGGATGCCGGGAATGAACAGGTTGAACGAGAATGGTTCGCCGGTCATTGGTTAGGCTCCGTCAAGTCGAACGTTGGTTGCGTTTCCGCTTTGAGTTTGAGCATGCGCAGGATGTCGGCACGGTTGCTTTGGGGCTTGTAGGCTGGTTGGTCTTGGCCGACGTGTTTGAAGCGTTGACCGCGATTGTGGCAGGAAAGCGGGTCAGGGTTGTTCTTGTGGATTTCGAGGATTCGTCGGTAATATTCGGTGTCGTTTTCGGATTGTCCGTTGATGCGGCGTTGTGTGGTGTCCGGCCGGATCAACGCTCCGCAGCGTGGGCGGTAGGAGACGGGTGGGATACCGTCCACGGGTTTCGGACTGGCGGGGATGGACTTCATGGGTGTCCGGAAGTCACCGGTTTTGCTGGGCATGTCCCGGTAGGTTTTGACGGAGCCTATGAGGTCGAACGATTCGGATGTAGGGCAGCATTCGGGAATGTTGAATTCGTCCATACTGTTGACGAACGCATGGCATTCCAGCAGGTAGGGTAGTGGTACCGGGATACTGTTGAGTTCGTTCGCGTCCTCGTAGTCATAGAGGGTTATGGTGGTGTCTTCGCGTTCGTCTTCTGGGCGGTTCTGCCACACTTTAATGTATGCGCGTTTCGTGAATTTCATGATTGTTCCTTTCCTGAAAATACGCCGGTTTGGTAGGCGTCACAGATCATCCGGACGAGTTCGTCTGCCTCTAGTTGGATAAATGGGTACGCGCTCGTATCGATTTCACGGCCAGCATCCTGTTTGGGATTCTCGGTTTGTTCCGATTCGGTGGTCTTCGATGAGGCCAATGATTCTAGGACTTCATCGGAGACTTTGACAGTTGAATCGATGATGTAATTCTCATTTTGCTTGTCAATGTCCATAGTGCTTATGGCCGAGTGTATTGCGTGACGCAGTTGTTGGTCCCCTACGAGATAGCGGGTCATGGTGATTCCTTTCAACCGGTGGTGACTTGGGTTAGTCCGTACATTTCTCCGGCATCGTTGAATTTGACGCGGAAAAAGTGCAGACCGTCCGGGTCGGTGGTATCAGTCCTGCTCATTTCGTGTCCTTCCAATGTTTTTCACGCCAGTCGGCTACGGCTTTGCGGTCTTCGTCTGTTAATCCCTCATGGCATTTGAACATGACAAGGCTGAGCGCGAACTCGTAGCCTTTGCTCCATTTGTCAGGCACGCCATGCTCATGGTTCTCGTCGAAGAGGTAACGGCAGTAATCATGCAGTTCGTCAATCGTCATTTCGTGTCCTCGCTTTGATTCGGTATCTCGGACGGCATGGAGCCGCTGTAGCCGACCATGGAACGGCAGTGGTCGGCTGTCTTTTCGTATGCTTCGACTTGTCCCTTCACGACACCGTATGCGGCCATGTCATGCTGCCTTAGAAGAGTGCTCGCCAGTCTCAGGCCTTCCGCTGCTAACTGTTCGCACCAGTCGATGATCTCGTTGAGCGTCTTGTCTTTCTCGGTGACGTTCACTGCCATTTAGAACACGTCCCATTCGTTGTTGGTCTGGTCGAGCGAGTTGGTCGGGCCGAACGTGTCGGTTCCCGGCCACTGGTTGCCGGTCTGCTGAGTTTGCTGAGGCTGCTGGTTCTTGGCTTTGAGCATGGCGAGGCTGATGGTCGCGTGTTCGATGATGAAGTCGATGCGCGGCTGCCCTTGGTTGTCGGTGTCGGTCTTCCATTTCAGGACACCCTCGACCCTTACCGGTGTGCCCTTGCGTAGCATGCGTTCGTAGGTTTCCGCAAGTCTCAGGTCATATTCGAAGACCGTCGCCCACATGGTGTCGTGGTCTACCCATTGTTTTGTGGTCTTGTCCATGTGTCCGCCTGTGGCGGCGACTCGGATAAGCATGTAGGGGGTGCCGTTGCGGGTCTGTTTGCGTTCGGGGTCTGCCGCCAAGCGTGCGATCGGCAGTGTGATTCTTGGGTCATTCATCGTTGATCGTTTCTCCTACGGGTAGTGGTGTGATGTCGGGGTTGTAGTAGTAGCGGTTACCTACCTTGATGTATGGCAGTCGTTTCTCACGGCAGTATCTGCGGACCGTCTGGATGTTGAGGTGCCATCGTTCCGCGTACTGCTCCGTCGTTGCAGTGTAGTCTTTAGCGTACATGATTCAAATATACATCAGATTATCCTTGATTGCAAGTAGCACAGGCTTGCTATATAATATATATATGCGCACTGGAACCGGCGCGCACCATCAAAATAAGATAGAAACAGGAATAAAGTAAGCGCCTCCCCCCGGAAGAACGGAAGAGAGGCGCTAACAGAAAGGTGGAAACATGTCCGATACGAGTATAGCACAGAATTCGGGTTTTTCGATGTTGCCGAATTGGGCGGTGGATGATGACCGGTTGGGCGGCTACGACCTGCTGGTGTATATGGCGCTGATACGTCACGCCGACAACACCGGCGTATGCTGGCCCAGCTTGGAGCGGCTGGCGAAGGTCGCGCGTTGCTCACAGCCCACGGTATCCAAGAGCCTCAACGTGCTTGAACAACTTGGATATATCCGACGGGTCAAGTCCGATGGCAGGGCCAACCGGTATCACGTCTCGCTGTGGAAGCCCACCCCAAAACAGGGTTATGACCATGCACCGACCCCAAAACCTGCTTTTGACCCCCCAAAACCTGCTTTTGACCCCCCAAAACCTGCTTTTGACCTACCCCAAAACGAGGTTTTGACTAACAATACCCAAGAGAACAAAACCCAAGAACAATACTCGCGCGGCGAAGAAAAAATTACAGTCTCCTGCCATTCAGTGGACACCCTTAAAGCGCTTATGGGATTGTGGCCGAAGAAATGCAGGGTGTCAAACGAATTCATTCAGTGCTTTAATCAGGCGTTCAATGAAGTCGGTGCCGACGCGCTTATAAGGGCGGCGAAGCGTTTCGTGGAGTCGTGCGAGGGTACGCCATTGCAGTACGTGCGGACTCTGCCCGTGTGGCTGGCCGACCCGGTTAATTGGAGGGTTCAGAAGCGGGAACAGCGGAGCGAAGCGAAGCTGTCGGATTGGATGGCCCATAGGCTTCCTGATTCCATGGCCGCCGATGTGGCGACGGTTCTGCGGGCGAGGCGTGTGTATTGGGGTGCTGCTGGAGGTGTGGAGGCTTTGGAAATGGAATTCTTCCCAGACGAAGTTAAGGATGTGGGCAATTTGCAACAAGAACCTACAGTGTGATATAATATCTATATCACCCATTGCATGGAAAGGATGCATATGAAGATCTACACAAACCGATACCACGACTTCACCCCGTCACAAGGCATACCGGTACGCATAACGTATGGTTCGCCACGATGGCGGCTATCATACACAATCGCAGCATCAGCGAAAACAGTGACGCCGGGCCGATGGTTCATGGAAGGAACCGACGAAGAATTCACCGAACGGTATCGTGCCATGCTGGACTCACACGGGGTCGCCCGCATCAGAACGGAACTTGAAACGATATCGCAACTCAACGGAGGTAAAGACATCGTGCTTCTATGCTTCGATGACGTAGGAAAAGGCTTGTGCCACCGAACGATTTTCGCCCAATGGTGGCAGGAAAAGACCGGTGAAGAAGTCAAGGAATTACAAAAAGGTTTGGAGGCCGATCAAAATGTGCTATTCTAATGACCGTTGCCATTCCGCCCCTAGCTCACCGGATAGAGCGCCCAATCTCGAATCGGGTGGCACCAAGTTCGACTCTTGGGGGGCGGTCTGATGGCAGGTTTCAATTCACCGTCCATATTGTTCCTCAACACTTGGGATAAGCCCGAACGTGATTGGAACGGGAATCTGTTTAGGCAGGCACCCGCGTCAGGGTATACGCGATACGTCGAACTGTACGCCGGAGCCTTCGCCAACTGCATGGTCGCCGTGGAGAACGGCTGGAAACCGGAGCAAATCGAGGCGTGCGACGTGTGGGCGTACACCGCAGCGCTCGGATATGCATATAGCGGGACGCCTCTCACCGAAATGCGGGCAACCGTTGACGGTTCACCAGTCTCGCTCTCAGGAAACGCAGCGGATGACGCGGCTACCGTAATCATGGCGCAATACCGTATGCGTCTCAGCAAGCACGATGATGTCGATTACTACCGTGAACTTCTGGCTGATCTTGACATCAACGATTCGGAACACGTCGGACAGCTACGGGAGCGAATCGCAGCGAATATGGTCAGACTTGGTGGGCTGAGATACGAGCCCACCGACCCGATGAAGTATGCGGAACGCATTATGGACGACCCGCACACCATCGTGTTCGCCAATCCTCCTACGTATCCGGGAGCTTATGAAAAGTTCTTCGAGACCGGGGGGAGATTCCAATGGGCGGAACCTGAATACAACGTGTTCAATGCTCCTGTTGATATTCCCAAGCTCTGTAAGCTGTTCGATGGGCGTAAGGCGTTGCTGATCTGCCAGCAGCAGCAAACGCCCGGAAACGCCGCAACTGATAGCCCGGTCTACGCTAGGCGTCTGGGTTTGGACAGTGTGATTTACATGAATTCCAACCGTCCGAACGAGGTCAAACGTCTTGTCGGCGGGAACATGGTGACTGTGGCATCGTCGAAATCGACGGAGATACCGATACCGATATTGCCCAGAGATCATCAGATTACCGAACGTTCCGAAATCAAGGTCGTACCGTTCCGCGATAGCGCGGCCCAAGACTCGTATCTGCAAGTGATGCGGCATAGGATATCGGGAAACGTGAGCCCGATGTGTGTTCTCGTACTAATCGACGGTTACGTTGCCGGGATCATCGGGTATGGTTTGCCAAATCCCATGTACACGATTCGCTACGCGGTATTGCGTCAAGCATTCGGGGTATCCCACGAACGGTATCGGCTTACGAAGCTGGTCACGATGATAGCGTTACGTCGTTCCACGTTCCAGCTCTGCGCGACGCCCAAGACACAGATACTCGTCGATGCGTGCGATGGGCTGGCAACCGTTGAGTACACGCGATACCCCGAAGCCAAGGGACTTCGCGGACTGATGAAACTGGACAGACGCGACCGTAAAAACGGACAGTACCAATTGCAGTATAAGAGCGATTGGCACGAAGAGATCGGCTTAAGGAACATTCTCGGACAGTTCCTAGCCAAAGAGAACAGGAGGGAATAATGGCCGATATCGACACGTCGCAAGAAATGACCATAGCCGACGGTTTGGTAATCAAGTGGATTGACGTGGCCAATCTCAAGGAACAAGACCTGAACGCGCAGGTCATGGAACCACGTAAGTTCGACGCGCTGACCCAGAACATCAAGCTACGAGGGATGTTGGAGTCATTGCCGTACTGTTCGCAACCGAACGGAGAAGGGCCGATAAGTATTGTTTCCGGCCATCATCGTACAAGAGCCGCCGCCCGCGCCGGTATCCAACGTATCCCGGTTATCGTGGACACGAAGCCTATGACACGTTCCACCATAACGGCGAAGCAGATAGCCGCCAACGAACTCACCGGCCACGCCGACGAGAAACTACTGGCGCAGCTGGTCATTCAGATGGACAACGTAGACGACTTGTTGCTCAGCGGACTCGATCAGGACAGCCTACCGCACGTCGAACCGCAGCAAATCAACCTGAACAGTTTGAATGTGAAGTACGAGTATAAGAACGTGGAGTTTTTGTTTCTGACCCGCGAATACGAAGAACTTGAACAGTTCGTGGATGATTGCAACTCGGATATGCTCGGGTTGGCGCCTATGGAATTGTACGACGAGTTCGTGCATCAGGTGACATCGTTCGCTTCACGTAACGGAATCAAGAATATGGCTGCTGCGGTATCCAAGATTATCGAGATAGCGAGGAAAGACGCCGAGGAAGAGTGATTACAGGCCGGGCGAGTCCCGGCTTTTTTGTTTGCATCATAAGACACAATGTGATATAATAAATATATCAAGCCAATAGGCTTGCATTATTCCCAAGGAGGACACAATGAACGATATATATATCCAGACTATTCGCGGCGGCATCCAGCGCGTCATCCACCTTGCCAAAGACCACTGGACTCAGGAGCCCAAACGGTGCGACTTCAACTACCATCACGAACTCTACGGGTACATCCCAGTCTGCAAACTGTCCAAGCTGATCTGGGAAGCTCGGAACGAAACATGGGAGGAATACGCTTGGCTCTGCTACGAGAACCGCTACCTGACTCTGGAGCAGATGGCTGCACAGATGCTGGAGTGCGAAAGCTATACAAAGTTTTCCACGACGCTGTACGAAACCTTTAAGCAGAAATCCCAGATGGGATCGCATCACACTGTCGCAAAAGTATTCGTCGGCGCTGACGGCTTCGAATACCGCGCCTTCCAGCAAGGCAAAGGAGGAACAGAAATGGGAAACGCTACGGAAATCACTCTCGATCAGGCCCGCGACATGATTCGCAGCATCGATAACCGTCTAATCCCCGAATGCCGCGACTTCGACACATACACCGAGACAGACGATATCTGGCGTATCGGAGATTACGGATACGTTGACGCCGACGTGTACGAGCAAGCATTCCGGGACTATGAGGAACGTAACGGGAAGACCGAGTGGGCGCGCACCATGTACGTGCTTGAAGGCAATCAACCAGACCGCCTCGAAGCCTTCGTGAAAGCGTACAATCTCGGCGGTATGGCATTGCTGTACGGGCTTCTGGATGACCAGTCCGATAACGGGAACGTGGATGAGGTGTATTTGACGAACGGCGAGGCATAGCCAATCTGACTTAATGCATGTCCTAGCGTCCTAGCGTCCTAATTGGCGTTATTCCGCCAATTCACAGCGTCCTAACCCGTCCTACTAGGGGCGCTGGGACATGTCTATGCGTGTCGCTGATTGCTTAATCACACCACATGTGATATACTTTATATATCATCACACTATCAGAAAGGAACTTTGAAATGGCGGCCAACAACCTCAGTAACAAATTCATGAAAGTCCTCAACGAAGTCCCAAACTTCGTCACCGACGAAACCGCACAGGCAGGTAACCGGACTTACAAGTACCTCAACCTCGCCACGATACTCAAAACCATCAAACCGGTTTTCGAGAAGTACGGTCTGGCATTCAGCCAGCGCGTCACGTTCGACAACACGGGAGAAACGCGACAGGCCATCGGAACAGTGGAAACCATCATTTTCGATGATACAGACCAGATGGTGGTCTGCTCCTATCCGTTCTTCGTGACCGGAGACCCCCAGCAGGTCGGTAGCGCGATCACTTACGCCCGCCGCTATAGTCTCTACGCAGTGTTGGGCATCTTCCCCGACAAGGACGACGACGGAGCGTATGCCAAGCAGCGTTACGAGACCGCAGACCGTGCGATCAGCGCCGAACAGTACGGCGATCTGGTCAAGGCTATGGATGCGCACAATATCACATCCGCGGAGCGCGGAGACTTCATCAACGGCACTCTGAAACGTCGGGTCAGGGGATGGAATGGACTCACGCAAACCGACCTGAACAGTCTAATGAACGCCGTCAACCGAATGTAAGTGGCCTTTCGCGTTGGCGCACTTTTGGGATTTTGCTTAAAACAAACCGATTTATAAGCCCTCTTGTTCTAATAAGGGAGCTGGAATGGAGTATCTGAAATGTTTGACAACGAACTTGCCTTCGACAAGCTGCTTGACTCGCTCGGCGCGGAAACGCTGCTGGATAATCTCGTTCTGGCATTGACGGCTGATGAGCAGCGTGAGAACTTCGATTATATTGCGCGTTGCTTCGACATTGACCTTTCCGACTGCGAAAGCGAGGCGTGAAAGGGGAACGTAAGTAGTCCCCCTCTTATATTCCGGGCTTTCGGGCGTGAGCCTATCAATCACGCCCATCAATCACGCCCATCAATCACCGTTGATTATCCACGTCCTACTAGGGTGCTGGGACATGCCCCCTGCGTGTCGCTGATTGCCTAATCCCACAACATATGATATATTATATATATCAGGCATTAGGCTTGATATATGACCTAAGGAGTTGAACACAAACCATTATCAGTAATCACATTCCATATTCATCATGAAAGACTTGTGGGCGGGACTCGTCACCCGCCCACACCCCAACCGAAAAGACAACCACAATGAAGATCATCAATGTATCGCAAGCCCACGAAACCGAGGCATGGCTCGACGAACGAGTGGGCCGTATCACCGGCACCAAAAGCGGCGGACTCGCCTTGGAACACTACGCTCAGACCGACGTAGAAAAACTTAAAGAGTACCGAGACAAGGCGTTGGAACAAGCGAAGAAGGCGAAGACGCCAGACAAAACCAACGAGTATTACACGAAGGCCCAGAACTACGATGAGAAGATCGTGGACGCCGAAGCCAAGAACAAGCGGCTTAAGGTCGGCGTGGACTTCTGGAAGTTCCTAGCGGAACTGTGGGCAGAACCAGCGGACGGTGAACCTCCGATGGAACGCGGCCACCGTCTCGAACCCGAGAATATCCAAATCACCCTCAAAACGCTTGGCTTCAACCCCGTCGATTGCGTCCCCGATTGCGGTATCTGGGAGAGTGACGACGACAACCGTATCGCGTGCAGTCCAGACGCCTACGAGAACACTGAGAAGCCGACGTGGGCCATCGAATGCAAGTCGCTCGGCTCAGCCTACCATTTGCAGACGGTAGTACCGTGGATGATGCACACGGACGCCATGCGATCTCATATCGTCAACCTGAAACCTGAGCTGGTGGACGTTATTGAGCAGGTTCTTCCGGAATACACGCTCGACGGAAAGGCGACCGGCTTCGACTTTATCCCCGACCAGTACAAAGCTCAGGCGCTGCAATACTTCGTGGTGTGCGATTCGCTGGAAGTCCTGTTTTTCTCGATGTTTGACCCGCGCGTGGTCGGAGAGGCAAGCCATCAGGTTATTCCCGTGTACCGTAAGGACATTACCGCAGAGATCGAGGAGCATAAGCGTCGCCAGTTGGCCACGCTCCATATCTCCGATGTGCTGGCCGACGCTCTGGGGGTGACGTTCTGATGAAGACCGCAATCATTCTGGAAAGCCCTGACATGTTCGCACTATTCGACGGATGCCCCACATGCAAGCGGCAGAGCGCCGTTTATCTGATGACGTGCCGCGTGTACGCCCAACAGATGGGGCGTAGGCTCCGCATCGTATCGTCGGGCAGCCCCACCGCCCGGGCGATACGCGCCATCGCCAAAGATCAAGGCGTAATCGTGCGCTACCCGATGATCTTGCTGGACGGATTGTTTTACTTCGAGCCGCAAGACATCAGCCTTGACGATTATCTAGTGGCCGATGACGAACCAGAAGAAGAGGAGGAACCCAATGAAGAATAGCATTTTAACCAGCGATGTGCTGGAACTGTTCGACCGTAACCATATCACCGTGAACACTCTGCGTAAGTTCGTGGTGGAGAGCGTTGCCGACTTTCTCGGAGACAACAAGCACGACAAGGTGTGCGGCAAACTGTTTGACCGTTGGTATCAGCACGCTCGCCGCTCCATTTGGGTCAGAGCCGCTCAATACGTCTTGCAACAGCACGGGTTCGACCACGACGAAGCCACTAACGAGGCGAAACAACTCTACGAAGACCTGTACGCGGACTATAACAAGCGGTATCACTGCTGGCGTCGCCACGAGGAAAGGAAAACCGATGAAGACTAATGGCAATTGGTGGACTGCCGTACTTTCCGCTGGAATCACGGCTGGATACGCGACCACTGTCGTGCAGCTCTCGCCCGGCCCCGGCTATATGTTCTCCATGCTCCGCCGCAAGCTGACCGTAAAGACCGAGAACCTGTCCAGCTCGCTCCCCACGTGGGCCAAGGATTACGCAGATAGTCTCGGAGAACTCGCCTATTGCGGCTGGTGTCTCAGCCCGTGGATGTCGCTTCCGGTATGGGCTATGGCAGCCAAGATAAACCGGGTACGGTTCGGAGTCAAGTGGGTGGCCGGGTGGATTGTGGCCGGTGGCGTGGCCGCGTTTCTCCGCCACTCCGCTGAAACGGCGGTGGCGTAATGTTTAGCAGACAACAGGTTCATGTGCTGTTGATTCTGTGGTTGTCGAAGCGACCGCTTACCTATAAGGAAATCGAACGGATGGCGGTCTTAGCGAAGTATAACGATACTCCGCAGGGATTGAGAACGCGCATGGTCGAGCTTGAGCGTTCCGGTCATGTGTGCCGTGTCGATCGGAAGGGTGTGAACAGTCGGCACCGTCATTGCTG